GCCTGATAAGTAACTGATTCGCCAGAGTTATATTTAATTGTGATTGATATTTTCATAGCTCCCGATGCTCCGATCTCTTAGCTGAAGGTCTCTGTTGGAGTTCCAATTACTGTCATTGTCCAAGTGTCAGTTAGCGCTCCTGGAGCTGCGCCACCTGCTGCTGGAAAGACTGGCAATACTGTGAAAGCAAAAACTGCTCCAGTAACTGCGGTAAATGAAACGCTTAATGCGGTATTAGGTGCTGACTCAGCATCAGCCCACATTGCCTCGAATAGTGAGCTAGTAGCTCCCCAATCCTGTAGCAGTTCAATTGTGAATGTCCATTGCTTATCAATGGATTTATAAGCGCGACCATCAAGGGTTTGATAGGTCTCGATAATTGTGTCGCAACTTAGGACAGCGCTTGTTGTCTGGGCGTCATAAGCAGCGCTATCGAGTGTAAAGGTTACATCGCGCCCAGTTATTACTGTTGTTGGCATTTGGGTCTCCTATGCGGTTTGCTCGTAGCGGACGCTCAAGCGGATATCTGAAACTAGCAGGGTTGTAGTTCCTACTTCTGTTACCGATGGTCTTTCGACTAACGATAATTCATACTTGGAAGCATTTAGCGCTCCAAGAATACTGATAATTAATTGCTCTAAGTTATCGAGAGCAGCGGCGTTGCTGAAATACGCAACGCAAGCAGTAATGGTGTAATTTAATTTAACGCGAGTAGTTGATTTGCCTAAGACTTCAAGCTCCATATAGGGCGAGTCTGGAATGACGATAATTGCTGGAACTATTGGCGCTTCTGGAACTGAGTCATAGATATTAGCGGTGCATCCTGCTAAAGCAGTTTTAAGCACTCCTCTAACATCTGTGGCAATTGTTGATGCTGGCATTAGCCGACCATAGTTTCAACATCAAGATAAGGGCCAAGTAAGCCAGTTACTTTGGCGAGTAAATTCTTAGATAGGCGGTAAGGAGTAACTGCAAAATCTACGCCTTCGATTGATCCACCAGCGGCGGTTCTGGATTGGAAGATTTCAACGGAGATAGCCAGAATAGCAGCTTCAGCATTTGGGTTTCCGACATAGGTCGATAATCCAGATAGCGCAGCGTTTCCTGCTGGGATGATATTTTTTTCCAATATGTCTGCATTGGTGATAGCGACTGTAAATACATAATCTGAAATTTCGTCATCGGTTACTGTGTGAGTGCCATTAAAAGGAGCTCCGCAGCCAGTAATAATTACGGATTGGCCTTCGGTAAATTCGTGAATTGTTGCAGTCTCAAAATAAGCGACATTATCGGTCAGCTTTACTTTGTTAATTTTGCTTTGGAAAGTAACTAACATTGGCAAGACTAGATTCTCAGACGCATCGACAATATCGCCTAGATAAGCATCTGAATATAGGGATGACGAAACGCCAAGAATCGTCCTAAGCTCGGTGGCCGTAACTATTGTTGGCATCTCGTCATCCTTTCAAGCAGTTAGGTGAGTGGCCAGCTCGGGAGCGGACTGGCCCTCACTATTAGGGGTTTTATCAGGTCTTGTTTATCTTAAATGCTCCAGCGCCAATCTTGGTTGCAATTGCGCCGTAGCCATATAGAGATACATAAATCTCGCCGCTACCAATTACATCAGCGCGCAACTGGAATGTTGGGCTCTCGTAGAATGTATATGCAGCTGGATTGACAATGAGCATTGAGCCATCTGTATCAGTTGTAGCTGCTGTGTTAGCAGTTACATATAGATCAAGGCCTGCGACATTTCCTCGGACGCTTGTCGGAGCAACTACGCCGCCTGCGTTCTGTGGAACTTGCGCGTTGTAAATTGGACGACCAGAATCATTAAGAGTCATCAAGTTAGCCCATTGGGAAGTGTTAGCAATGATATTGCGAGCAAATCCTTGAGTTCCGTTATAGACGGATGCAGCACCGCGAGATACGAATCCAAGAAGCTCTGAAGCTGTTGGATAGGTAGCAAGTGTAGTTGCGTCAGCAGTTGCGCCAGCAATGAGAGCAGCATTTACTGCTGTATCAGTAACCTTTGCGTATGCAGCAGACATATTGTTAAGAAGCTCGGTTAGAAATAGTGGAGAGCTGCGATCTAATAGCTCAACGGAGAACTTTTGTGCTCCGGAATATTTCTTAACTGTAACTGTTACAAAGGCTGCATTTTGGTCAGTCTCGGATGGAGCGCCAGCCTCTGCAACTTCTGCAACTGTTGGCATAACCGTAATCTTTGGAATTTCAAAGCTCATACCTGCATCTGGCAATACGCCAGTTGAGATTGCGTCAATGTTGCTTCGAGTTGTGTTAGCAAGTCCGTTAATGACTTCGCTTAGTTGGCGAGTTGGGACAAGGCCAGCATTGTCAGTTGTGTCAGCGGCAGCTGATACATATTGACGAGCGGACTCATCACCGAGTGAAGCTCTAATTGTGGCTTCGAGATATTTAACTGGTGAAGGATCAAGTCTTGGACGCGTATAGAACGCTGGCCTTGGACTTGTCGCTTCAACCTTGGCTGCTTCTACCGCTTCTTCAACGGCAGGAGCAGGAGCGGTAGTGTCAGACACTTGGTCTCCTTCGGTTGGTTTGTCTGAATCAGCGGTTGCCAAATCAGAATCTTTCTTTTTTTCATTTTCGGATGCTGCAACGACTTCTGCAACTCTGGCAGAATCGATGGCCGGATCTGTAACAAGGCTGACTTCATCGAGAGTAGCTGAAGTAATTTGCATTACGCCCTTGTTGTTTGTCCATTCATTTATTTGAGCGCCTACGCTAAATCCATCGCGCAAGCCTTCCGTTGCTTCAACTAAAGCATCTTCTCCAGCCATAGTATTGGCAATCTTAAAAGTAGCTTCAATTCCATTAGCAGTTACATTATGAGAAATCATTTTGCCAATTGGACGAGTGCGGTCGTGCTCAAGGAGCAACTTAACTGGCTTAATCTCAATGCTATCTGCTGCAAATACTGTTGGCCCTACTGAGGTGTTGCCTTGCTCATTCCAAGTTACAATAGTCCCAGTAATTGTTCTCTTAATTGTGTCGGCAGCGGTAACTGCCATAGGCATATTAATCTTCATTTGGTATTAAGTCTTCCTCTCGCTGAATCTGCTCAACGCTCATCGCGCCAATGCGGTTTAGGATTTCATAAACTTGAGCTCTTTCTAACGGATTACCGCGTAGGAAGTCATCAAGGTCAAAACGCACCATTACTGGATTTGGAACAAAGTCTGGTAATGATAAGCGCTCCTCAATTGCCTTAAGTATTGGGCGAAGTGAGAAATCAACTAATGAGCGCCGTTCATTAACTGCATTTGAGTAAGTCATTGAGGTTGTTTCGGCGCTCAAGAAGTAAGCAGGGATGCCACAAGCTCTGGCTAATTCCAAGGCAACGTATTGCCTTCCTTCCGCGAGCTGTAACGATTTTGGATCAAAGCCAAATTCTTTCAAATCTACATCAGCATTTAGAAATGCAGTAGAACGAGATTGACGAGCAGTTTTCCAAGCAGATAGCAAAGATGAAATTCTTTCAGCAGTTAAGTTAGTTCCATTCGATTTAAGGACCATAGTTGGAGCAGGCTCTTTAGCATAATTAACTGCTGCGTTCTCAAGATAAACTGCTGCCTGAATAGTTTTGCCAGCGCGATGCAGTAAGCCCTCATCTGGGCCATCAAATCTAATGATTGAACCAACGCCAGAAATAGGAACTGGCTTTCCATCCACTTTATATCCTGTAATTGAATCGGTCTGAATATCAGTATCAACTGTAACGCGACTTGGTCTAATTCTTGTCCAAGCTCTTACGCGACCGCCATCGGTCGATGAATACATTTCTAAAACTTGTCCGTAGCCTGCGCCATACATCCAAATATCTTCAGCGAGCCAGTTATAAACAACAAAGCCTGCCACTCTTGGGTCTGGCTGATTAATAACGCGATGCGGATCTACATAATCACCAGTTATGCGATTAAAAGTTGTTAAAGGTAATGAACCGATAGTTCCGCAAATAATATTTCTA